ATCACTTCGTTGTGCTGCACGTTCAGGCCCGTGATCTCGGTGCCCGGTACGTGGTACTCGGAGCCGATGGTGCCGATGGCCGGGAACGACGCCGACTTACCGTGCATGATGTTGCGCTCGGTCACATGACCGGCCATTGCGTACTCGGCGACGAACGAAGCCAACACCTCACCAGCGTACTGCTTGAGGAATAGTGCCTGTGCATCACCAGCGCCCTGAATCTGACCAAGGCGGTTCGGAGTAGCGTTTGCCATTTTGTTCTTGGGTATTTCCCTTTGGGATTGGATGAGTGGTGGAAGCCCCCCGCCGACGACGCATCGGCTGCTCTTACCGGGCAGTGGCTACGTGGGTGCGGGGGTCTTGTTTAGAACTCGGAGAGGGCCAGCCGCTCCACGACCTTTGCGCGGAACGCAGGATCGGTCTTGTACTGCCGCGAGTTCATCGCGACGGTTACCTCGGCCTGCGACTTGAACGGCTCAACGCCAGTAGCGGCTTTCTTGCCATTCAGCAGGTTGTTCGGTGGAACGCCGTGCGTCTTGGCGTGGCGGGCAGTCAATGCCTCCACAGCAAACTTTGCGCGGGCGGCGTCGCCGGATGTCACGGCGTCATTGAAGGCAACCTTCTCGGCCTCGGACAGCGCGGACTTCGCCCACGTCACGAGAGAGCCGTAAGCCTCCTCGCCACCAGCGGTGCCGTACACAGCCGCATCGTATGCATCGGCCTGTGCCTGCTTGCCCTGGATGTAGGTGTCAACGGCTTCACGCGGGATGCTGGACTTCGCCAGCTTCTCGTAGGTTTCCTCGGACAGCTTCCCGTCCTTCGCGTACTCCGCATTGAGCGCGTCCCAGTCCAGGCCGGCACCCTCGACAACCTTCTGTGCCTCCCCGTCCCCAGCAGGGATTTCCAGAGGCGGCTTGTCGGCTTCGTTGGTGCCCGCAGCCGCAGCTTCTTCAGCAGCGATCTCCTCGGCGGTCTTGGCCGGCGCGGCGGTCTTCGCCGTCAGCTCAGCGTGAGCGGCTACCAGCTCCTCGACGGTCTTGTAGCCACCATAGGTGACTTCTTCAGACGCCGGGTTGCTCTCGACCGGGGGTTCGACATTGAGTACGAGTTCGGTCTTTTCGCTCACAGTGCGACCTCAGTGAAGTTGTAGATCGACAGGCCGTCAACGACCTTTCGGTATTTCGCCAACGGGTCAGCGGGAGCCGGGGCTTCCTGCTTGACCTCGGGGGTGACCGCAGGGGTCGTATCGACGGCCGCAGTGGCCGTGTCGGTGACTTCGGGGGTTACTGCCGGATCAGCCGGCGCGTCGGTCACTGGTTTAGCTTTCGCCACTTGGAACTCCTTGTGGTGCCATAGCGGCACCTGCGATGGTTGGGGCTGCGCGGATGGCGGCCTGGTGCATGGTGTCTTGCTGCTGTTCCTGCTGAAGCTGATCGTCCGACTTGATGAGACCCTTCATGGTCAGATCGGAAGCCGCGCCCATACGGGCCATCAGCTCGCCAGGATTGACGTACTGAGCGAACACCTGCGGCCCGAGGGCTGTCTGTGCAGCCTGCGACCACTCCATGATCTTCTGCATGTCCTGACCACGGCCGAGGGCGGCGACGCCGACAACGATGCGGGGCTTGATGAGACCATGGGGCAGATCGGGGAGCCGATGAGCGCGGGTGAGGCGATCCATGATTCGGCGAACCAGGGGAAGCAGTAGGTCTTCAGCAAGGATCGAGTAGATGCCACCGAGTACGTCCTCCAGCTCTTGAGCCAGGTAACGGATTTCCTCTGCAGTGACACGCTCGCCATTGCGCTGAATCGAGGTGCGAACACCGAAGGCCATCTCCAGCCGCGAGATGAGTTTGTCGATGTGCTGACCGACGAAGTTGAAGTCGCCGAACTTTTCCTGTGACACGGCCTTGAGCTGTTCGGCCTTGAAGCGCAGCACGTCGCCGGACTCGGCTTCGGTGATGGTCTTCGGGCGGATCGCGGCGTTCTCATCGAGTGCCCACAGAACCTTGGCGGCTGCTGCGGCTCCCTTGAGGATGGCCTTGCTCAGCTTCTCCAGTGCATCGAAGTCGCCGTAGTAGTCGTAGATCAGGCCAGCGCCGTAGTCCTCGCCGTCTTCCTCGGGAATCCGCAGGGGAATCCAGGGGCACGCGTCGATAGGGTAGGTGCCCTGGGAGCCGGGAACGATGTTGCTGTTCACCTCCTGGTACACCTGCCACAGCTCACCGTCGCGGTAGATGCGGGTATACAGCTCAACGTCCTGCTCGGGGCCGGAATCGGTCTTGCCGCCTTTCTTCTCGTCGAGACCCAACGAGGATTTCAGCTCGTCGCCCAAGGTGGACGGAGCGATGCTGTCGAGGGTAACGATCTCAAGGACGGAACCCATCCCGTCGCGGTCAACGACGTAGCGGGTCAGCGGGTACATCTTGGCGTTGCCTTCGTCGGGCACGTACATCAGCACGTTGCCGGTTGCCACGAGATGCTTCAAGCCGAGGCCTAAGCGTCCACGCATACCGGACGTTTCGATGTCGTTGATGACGGTGCGCTCGATCTCAGCGAGACCCATCTCCAGTTCACCCTGCTGGATGCCGGCCTGCTCTGCGAGCTGGTTAGCGTCCATGCCATCGGGTGACAGCTTGAAGAAGTTGGCGTTCGCGGGGAACAGCGCCAGCAGTAGACGGGCGGACAGCGAGTTAACGCATCGCGCGCCTGTGCCTTGGTACGGGGTGGTGCGGGAAGAACTCGACTTGCCCTTCGAGACTTCCTTGTAAAGCGTCGGCAGTGTGAGAGTTGCGCATTGCTTGGCGCGGGACTCGGCGTTGTTGCGATCAGACTTGAGCTGAGAGTAACGGCCTTCTGCTGAGACGGACTGCGGGGCGGACGTGCTCAAGTTGGGATGACGAGACTGCTTCCGTAAGGGGTGGAGGTCGACTTATTCAGGTCGATGCGGAGATTCTTTCGACCGGCAGTCGCACTCTCCTCATCCCCAAGTCCATCGCGGGCGGTCAGCAGGATTGCCGGCTTCTCCGCTTCGACAGGCTTGGGGGCCTTGGGTTTACTGGTACACATTCAGTGCTGCTCCTCTTGTTCGAGCTGTCGCTTTCGCAGGAGGGACAACACCAGCCGACGTTCACCTGATCTCAGAAGGAACTCGTTGTGATCCCCTTTCGGGTCGTAGATGACCTCGGGGTACCGCTTATCCAGCTCGTCGATCAGGTCGTAGGCGTGAAGGGGGATGGTGTCGGACATAGGGGTTCCGTGGATGCATGAATGGATCTTCAGGAACCATCGGAACCCTTGATGGGAAACGGTTGTTTCCTCCTATGCTTGTGTTTTTATGCAAGCATGCGTTTCGCCCCAATTGCTCGCAAAAGGAGCCGATGTGTACAACCTGATAGTGAAGGTCGGATCGTGGGCTGACGGAAGGGACACGATTCCGGCATCTCGCATATTTGGCGGTACGGATGACGCGATTTCTGACCGGTATGTCAATTCGGGAATCGTGGATTACGCAGCACTCGCGCTTCTACCGACTCTTTTCGTAGAAGAAACTGATCCGGGTGGTGCAAGACAAGTTGCCAAGGTGGGCACTATTACGAGGGCGGGCGTCAGCGGTTATAAGTTGGTAATGGATTACTCGTTCGATCCAGGGGTGCCTTCGATTCCGCAAGAGCTACTGAAAGCGAACGCTCCGTATCTCGACATACGGGACTTCGAGTTCGGGACAACCCATTGGGCCGTTAAAGACATTGATCTATTCAAGTTTCTTCACAAATACGGTCATGCGGCTCGGCAGCGACCCAACGTCTTTACGCTTGCGGAGCATGAAAACATTGAGCCGTCGCTCATGTCTGCAATGATGCCTTTCAGCCCGAGCTTTGATCCGGTGTACGCAAAGCTCAAAGAAGTCGGCGAGTCGGTCTCCCTTCGGTGCAGACGTGCAGACGACTTCTGGGAAAACCCTTCAATCATTCAGGATGTCGTTACGCTGATCGATCGCTCGAAAGTAGTGGTGGCTGACTGCACAGGTCGAAACGCGAACGTATTTTACGAAGTGGGCATCGCTCACGCATTGGGTAGACACGTCATCCTGATTACGCAAAATGATGACGATATTCCTTTTGATTTAAGGCATCTGCGCTACGTAAAATATTTGAACAACGGTGAGGGATTAGCCCAGCTCGCAAATAACCTGAAGCCACGTCTTGCCGATCTAGTAAGTCGTTGAACCTCTCCCTCTATTGAGGTTTTTCCTGCGGGCCTCGGTCGTCCGTTCCTAGTCCACGAAGGCGGTGCGAAAGCAACATCAAGATGCAGCAGCCAGCATGTGCCAAATGGTCACGGCCGCTTTCCGGATCGACTTCTTCGCCAGCTAGAGAGGCGAACGTGTGCCGCAGCATGGCGTCGTACAGACGCCGATGGTCGAACCCGCCAGTCCAGTTGAAGGCGGCGTACTTCTGAGCGCCGAAACCGAAGACGTTTGCGATCTCGGTGATGGCGTCGGCGGGGATCAGGCTGAGCGGTGCCTTACCGGCATCGTGCTTGATTCCCGTTTTTACTGTGGTGTCCAGAGCTTGACCTCCTCGGTCTTGAAGTTGTAATCGCCGTCGCGCAGGATTCGCGCACAACGGGCCTGGACTAACGCGTCCGCAGCGGTGAAGCCCTTGGACTCGTAGACCATCGTGACGGTCACCCACAGGGCGGCCAGGTGTTGCTCGACTGAGCCGGACAGCAGGGCTTCGTGGACGGGCATCAAGAACTCATCGGCCTTCTTTGGACCGATGCCCGGACAGCCTTTGTAGTTGTCCACGGTGTCCCCGGTGAGCACCTGCTTCATCCAGAAGAGGTTCGCCTCGTGCTCGCTGATCGTGCGAGTGCCGA